ATGAAATTAATTAAACAAATTGTAAAAAAACAAGTTAAAGGGGATAACAAAACTTACACGAATTATTATCTTGATATTATTGTTGCTGGTAAAACATATCGCGTTGCTATACAGCCGAAAACATTTGGTAGAGATTGGACGCATCCAGCCGTTAGACAATCATTTACATTACTTGATATTATGGCTGAGTTAGAAATTAAAGATGACAACGAATAATCATTATTATGCTATTACAATTAACACGATTGATATTATTAATGAATATAATCTAAAAAGTATTAATAAAGTAAAAGATTTTATTGAAAAAAATATTCAAGCTGATAAAAAGATTTATACTATAAGTTGTGAAAGAAACGAATTAAATCAAAATATTCATTATCATATTTTAGTTTCTTCTACTGATGAGATTAATAAATGGAATAAAGTTTATTGGTGGATTAAAGAAATTGATAGTGATATTGAAATTGTTAGATATAATAACTATATAAAAAAAGATGGTTTATATAAAGTCTATCAGCAATTAAGCTTACAAAACAGCTTAATAAATAATGACACTTGGTATAATCAAGCTCTTGAATTAATACCTAAATATAAATCACTAAAACAGTTATTACAAGAACGCCCTCATTTAATTAAACAAATCCATAAAGTTGAAAAATTATGGAATATAATTAATTATTAATCCCCTTTAAATAGGGGATTTTTAATAAAAAAAATATAAAAGAAAGGGGAATATTATGAACGTAGTTAATAATTTGCTTGCAATTGTTGGAGCGTGGATTACTGGTGTATTCGGTTGGATTACTGATGCTTTTACTGGCGTGTTAGAAATCTTTTACGATGAGGCCGGATTTACAGCTCTTGGCGTGCTATTATTATTAGGCTTAGCCATGAGTTTAGTCTTTTTTGCTCTGAGATATATTCGTAGTTTAATCGCTAAGTAATATGTTTCAATTACGTGGGGGATTATAAAAAATCCCCCTTAATTACTAAAAAAAAAGAAAGGAGTTTTTTATGGGTTTAATTGAATTATTTGGACATATTATAGAATATTTTTTATACTTGGTAATGAACCTTTATCAGTTATTGTTAAATGAATTTGCTTATTTGGAAAATATTACTTTTAATATATATCTTTTTAGTGATACCGGTTGGTTTAACGAACCGATACCTTTATTTCTTTTATTCGTTTTAATTATGTCTACATTTATGTTTATATTTTTAATCCGTTTATTATGGAAAGGAACTAAGAAGTTTATAAATATGATTTTTGGGGTGTTTAGAGTATGAAAAAAATTAAAAAGATTTTAATATTTACATTTATAACGGTTTTAGGTTTGTTTTTTGTTGGTTTTTCGCAATTTAATGTTAATGCTGACGAAATACGCACGGGGTCATATTTAGGAACAATTAAATATGAACGTGTTGTTAATTTAACTTATAATGATTATCGTGGTATGTTGCGAACTCCCGTATCTTTTGATCAATATGATGATAGGTATCGTGATTTATATCTATTATTATCTACTAATCATTCATATTATTTTGGGTCTCGTGATGCTTTTTATAACATTCCATCTAATGTAGATTTATATGTTTCTACTTATGAAAAACACGCAACATTAACCACACCGGCTGTCAATTTTTTATTGGTTTCAAAAGAAATAGTAGTTGATACTATGACAATTTGTGGTACTGATATTAACTTTTATTGTAATGGTACTTTAGAATATTCTTATACTAAACAAGACATATTAGAATATTTTGAATATTGGGGTTATTCAGGCTATGAAAGTATTTATTTAAGGTTTGTTTTTGACCTTGATACTGCTCAATCAAGTTGGGAGGTCGGTTATGGTGATGGTTTTGTTGATGGTTATGATGATGGTATAAAAAAAGTTTATAATTATGGATTTGTTGGAACTGATTTTAATGATAATAAATCATATCCATATTATCAAGGGTTTAATGATGGAATTGAAACGGCAAGCGATAATAGTTTTTATGGTATTATAAGTCAAGTATTTACCGGATTAGGAACTTTTTTGGCAATAGAATTATTACCACATATTACTATTGGTGCTCTTTTGGCTGTTCCATTGGTCTTTGGTATCATATCTTTTATCATCGGAAAGCGTAGGGGTAGAGATGACTAATATTTTTCAAAATTTATGGGATATTGCTATAAATATGATAACAACAATTAGTGATGTTTGGTATTGGTTAAACACTGATTTAATTATTAATATACCAATTACAATTCCGGTAATTTTTCCAAATGGAATTAATTTTAGTTTTGGTTTTCCACCAATTTGGCTCTTAGGTGGTGGATTAATAACGCTTATTGTTTTTTGGGTGGTGTTTAAATAATGAAAAAATTGTTTAATAAGATTAAAACTAAAATCGTTTCAAGATATAAAAAGACTTATAATATTATACACGACTTATTAGTTGTTTTAATCGGCGTTTTAACGGCTTTTTATCCGTGGTTATTAATAATCTATATTGTAGTTATTTTAATCGCTTTAATTGTATCATCTATTGCGAATAATCGTTTTATTAAACAAGCAACTGGAAATGGAATAATTTACGGCGGTCGTGGAAAAGGAAAAGGCTTATTATTAAATCACAGAATTAGAAAAGACAAATCTAATCCATTTTGTAATGTAAAATATGGAAATGCTGAACTATTAGAAAATCCGGCTGAATATCTTAATTCCATTACTCCAAATGATACTAACAATTTTATTAATGGTGATATTAAAATTATTGAAAAAAATGAAAAGTTTGAGAAAAGAAATGTTTATATTGATGATATCAATTTAATTATGCCTAACTGGAGTGATGCTGAATTAAAGAAAAAATATAAATCAATGCCACCACTTTTGGCTATTAATAGACACTTATACGATAACTTTATGATAATTACTACTCAAGATATTGAACGACCTTGGAAAATATTAAGGGAATTACAAGGGGATTTTTCAATTAGAGCAATTAAGACCTATGGTTTTGGTTTCTTATGGAGTTGTATTCCTATTTTACGATATTTTGCTTATACTAAATATATTTATCACGAATTACCTAAGAGTAGTGGTATGTTACCATTTAAAGCTGTTGGAGCAGTGAATGAAGTTGCTAAACATGGTTATTTAACTTCGGGTCAAGCAACGAAAGAAGTATATGAAGCTTCAAATGGAGTTATTAAATATGGTTTCGTTTTACAACTTAAAAAACACATTAATTACGATACAAGATGGTTTCATCAAGTCGTTTTCGGTGTTAAAGCACCATCGGATTAAAGTTGTGTATTCCCCCCAAAAACCTACTACCAAACGACCTCTTGGTTGTTATCGTTTGGGGGTTTTTAAGGGGGAGTGTATTATCGCATTCCCCCTTAAAGCCTATGCGATAAACCAGACTATAAAACTTACAAATAGTAAATATATACTTATAGTTATTGTGCCTTAGCAATATAAATACTCGCGAACGCACGCATGGAGCGATAGCGAAATCTACACAACTTTAATCACTTGTTATAACATAATTTCACATAATTTATTATACCTATTGACAATATAAAAAAAAGATTTATACTATAAGCGTAAGGGCTATCAGTTGGGGGGCTTTTAGCCCTTACAAACAACCAAAAGAAAGAAGGTATAAAAATGATTAAAACAACATTAAAAGAAATTAAAAGAGTTGCATTATTACAAGGCAGAGAAGAGTTTAAAGAGTTTTTAAAAAAGCATAATGTGAAACCTGTAAGCGTTTATCTGGTTGCATATAGTGAAAGCGTTCGCGGCACGGGCGCATATCTGGCATTATTTACGCTTGATAATGGTTTAAAGGTAAATGTAAACACTGGCTATCGTTCAAGTTGGAATTATAGCATTCTTAACAGTGATTACGGATTATAAAAAGAAAAGGAGATTAAAATGGAAAATCGTAAGGGCTATCAGTTGGGGGGCTTTTAGCCCTTACAAACAACCAAAAGAAAGAAGGTATAAAAATGAAAAAAGAAATGGAAAGAATTAATCAAATTGTTATCATATTGTATTTGTTGCTTGATGGTATCGCCGTGCGTCGTGAGGAATTAGATGATAAACTAAGAGAGCAATTGATGAAAATGCCTATGTATCAAGATTTAACTGATGAGGATATCGATAAAATAATCTATTTTTATGAGTTAAAATATGGTTCTAAGACATTTGAACCCGGAAAGGAGTGA